CAGCAAGTGTGTAGCCTTCTAGGTGACATCAGCAAAGCTGATGACCTATGCCTCCTTCTAGCGCGGGCTAGTTAGCCCGTGCGACGAAGAAGGTCCTCCCAGGACAGTCCATCACTGGACACGTCCCGCAGCACGACTCCTGAAGACCAATTACGGTCTTCCGGAGGATCTTCAGTGATCCACTGTAGAAAAGTGCTGTACTCATTGATCTGCTTGCGTCGTTGCTTGGACATTAACCTCCAAGCACGAACCTCTTCACGCTGGTACCGACGGTTCCACCTCTTAGAGAGGTGGTCCACGTTCGGCCCGACGAAAGAGATCAGACCTTGAGAACCGCCGGATCGGCCCACTATCGCAAGGTTCTTACGAACCCATGGCGGTAGAGTCGATAACACAGCCTCTGAGGCGTGCCAGAACCCCTTGATAAACAAGTTGTTACTGGTATCCACTAGAGACTGCCGAGCGGCGGGGCTGTCGGATCGTAAGCTCTTCGGTTTGACGGGGGTCACATCGTGGCCCATATATGCGTCAAGACCGCAGGACTCTCTAAAGAGTCCCTTGCTGAACGACTTGGATTCGTTTACACGAAGTCCGAGATAGTCCAGAAGGAGCCGCAGATCTGCATACCCGGTTTTCGGCATGATAATATCATCTCCGAAAACCCGAACCTGTGACCTATACCGGTCGCGATAGTCCCGCAGTGTTGTACCAGGCAAGCAAGCCAAAGTACAGCAAAGAAAGAATATCGTTTGTACCGGGAAAGTCAAGGCAGATCCCATCGCACTGAATTTCTTCAAGGGATAATAATTCCCTTGGAGCGAGACTTCGTCTCGTATCCAGCGCGTTCTGCTAGCATGCATAGCTTCGAGCAAGGGTTGATTAACCCGAAATGCTCTTTCTATGGACCAGCAGGAGAGGCGATCGGAGGCTGAGGATAGATCCACAGTCACCAACTCGCCATCTCGGGAAGCTGTAGCCGCCAGTTGACGCGAAGGCCCCTGATCGTCGAACGTGATAAAATCACGCCCGAAGATTTCGGAGATCCGTTCAACTAAGAACTCCTTTGTGAGTTGCTGACACCATTGATGAGCTACCGGTTCTTTGGCAATAAGCCTAGGACCTTTAGCAGTCTTTGGTACAGCAATCAACACTGAAGGTGGTTCATGGAGGCTAGGCAGTGGAATCTCGGAGATGTCGAGGGTCGGAGACCCACAAGCATCGAAGGGAAACACTGCGTTCAGCTTAACAGGCCAGTTCTGGAATGAGTACTTATACCCATTCTGAGCAAGGTCTGTTACTGCCCCAGGACCGTGTCTGAAGCCGGTGCCTTTTCGGTTGCTTTCGGCCCACTTTGAGGAATACTCATAGGGGTCATAGTAACCGATTGCGCCAGCGACGGCGTCAGCGATCTGCTGAAGCCGGGAACAGAGACGCTCGAGCTTCTCTCGATCTCCCGATGGGACATCATGTCCTTCTGGGAAAAGAGGAAGATGATCAACATCCAGGCCGTCACGAAAGTGAAGGCTACGACGCTGATCAAGAGCGCCCAACTCGTCCGATTCCCACCTAAGGGTGGGCCTTCGAAGGGTTGTTTCGACATGAATGAACTCCTTGACAGTAGTGTCAACTCTGTCAGGTGTACACTCCAATACGATCTTCTTCCCCAAGCATAATATTTGCCTAAGGAAAAGTATCGCATTGACGTCGGGCTGTTGCCGCAGACACGAGTGATGATCAAACACACGCAACCATAGTCCCGAAAGCAATTTCGGCACATTGGTCTTAGGGGAAACCCGCCGAGAGGCGGCACCACTAAGAAGAAGGCGTCCAGTCTCTAAGCCTGCGGTTAAGCAGGAATCGAGATGTGGAAGGTCTAGGGTGAAGAACCCTATACCTCGTGTTCGAGCATATTGGGAGAGTCGTTCGATGTCTCGATCAACCCCCCCGTACTCGGGGTATGCCAATCGCATATCTTCACAGATAGCGATTGCGACTTTGAGTAGGCTACCAACCTGGCTTTTCATAACTTCTCCTTTCGAGAGGTAGTTAATCCGGGCCACTGGCTATCCACAAGCACACCCAACTAGGAGTTGTCTTACGACTCCCAGTTGATCAACTTGGTGCAGTTCGCAGAGGTAAGAAACCCTGCGAAGCCCAAGTCAAAGTTCAGGGGTTCAGAAACGCCGTCGGCGTTCTCATTCTCGAGAACGACGTAAGCCTTCCGAACCGTCGGAACAAAGCTCGGAGAAACGCCATAAACCGTATTAGTCAACTCGACGTTGTGACGGTCAATAACCTTGCCGCCACGCGTCTTGTCGACATACGAGGAATGACGAATCTTAAGGCGAAACTCATCCGTAGTTCCACGGAGAAGGTACTCTGACGAGTACTTATCCTGGTTAATGCGGTTGAGCACCTTAGGTGCCGAGTTGATGGTGATCGTGATAGTGTCAGTGAACATGGTAAGCATACTCTTTCTTGGTTAGTTTTACGCTTGTACAGGTCTGCCGATTAAGGCAACCCCCCCGACCCGTGGCTATAACTTTAGCCGCAGGACGGCAAGCGAACCAAGAATCGACAACTTCCGCGCAGACAAAAACGGAAGCTGGGCTGCGAGACCTATGGAAGCAGGAGTTCGAGTCTTTTGCTTTGCCACAATATGTAAGTCAGTGCAATATTTGCCATGGCCTACATTTTGCTTAACGGCAAAGTAATCGTCGAACAAGCTCTCGGTCATTATACAAATGTCGAGAGGCGTAGCACCGACTGAGTTACGGGTAGCTCCGAGGAATTCCCCGAAGTTGCCGTACCAGTCAGCTAGCCATGACCAAGGGAATAATTCCCAAGCGTCCGCATGGAGGTCCCTTAAGGACCAACCAAGCACCGTTTTCATGGCAAGGCTACGCATGTCATCATCCGTAGCTGGCAAGTCTGTAGTCCCATCCGGGACCCACCGACAAAAACCAGTGTACGTTTTGCTGAGGGTTAGAGTTCGGACACTCGACACGTAGTAATCTACGTGATTAAGAGTGAAACCTTGATCTACACCCACAACAGAACCACGATGGAGGATGCGCTTCCTTCTGAGACCAGACGATCTAAGTGCTGTCAGCTCCTTGGACCGCTTTGCAGCGGCACCTTGGACGTCGATAAGCTTAAATAGATCCCCGACGAGCGGCGCGATACCGAACTGATAATTCAGATTGGTACCAGCAACCTTGCTAAGGCTGCTTTTGCCGAGACTTTTCAGGAGACCTGGAACGTCTTTTAACTCGCCTATAAAGGACGGAAGTGAAACTTCCGGTCGAGATGGATTTGTTTGGTTCACCAATTTGGTGGCCAACAAAGTCATGCTGGGCTCAACGTCCAACTGATGAGGGTATTGATATTCCCCCATCTGATCTCTACAATAGTTGCAAGCAACATTGTTGTAAGAGGTCCCCACTGGGCCTTCGGTGCCTTCGGCACCTTTGGCCTTTAAAGGTACCGTCATCATCCCACCGGAACGAACCGCAACGGTCGTCCGGAAGGGGTGATTGTCTCCTTTCGCGACAGTGTCATGGCAAGATGTATCCATCTTGACATAACTTATCGGGTAGGAGGCACCTTGGTACGTATACGAGCCTTGCTCGCCTGCGTACTTTCGGTAACGGGATCTATTGGTCAATTGACCTTCCTAACGTGGGATTGGACTCTACTAGGTCTGGGTTGAGAGGATCCAGGACATCTGGACGGCTCATGCCAGGTGGGGCCTTTAGGGCCCCA